CGGCAGGACCACGCCGCTCTGCCGTGCGCTGGATGGCACGGTGGTGCCAATGACCGCGCCGTCGCCGCCATTCCACTGGAACTGCCGGACCACCGAGATACCGGTGCTCAAGGACGAGTTTGCCCGGGATATCCCCGGATCGACTCGCCCAGCGGTAGGCCCTGACGGCGCCGAACAGGTCAGCAGCAAGACCACCTACGGCGAATGGCTCGCACGCCAGCCTGCAGCGTTCCAAGAGGATGTGCTCGGCCCGGCTCGCTACAAGCTGTTCAGCAAGGGCGAGCTCACCATCGACCGGTTTGTCGATGACGACGGCCGGACCCTGACCCTCAAGCAGCTGCGAGAGCGGGAGCCGATGGCATTCCAAAGAGCCGGCCTCGATTGAGGCCGGCGTACGTACTTCTTACTCGACTACTTCCAGTGCATTCACAGAACGGCCAAACACGCCTTCGTAGCGCTTCTTAACGCGCCGGAAGTGCCCCGATGCGACTAGAGCATCTACCACCTCGGTGGTTGCCTGCATCGTGTTTCTGTACCGAAGGTCGCCAAGAAACTCGCGGCGGATGATTGGGTCGAGCGTCATCGCTTGCTCAGGCGGAAAGTTATCCAAAATCTGAGCGCGTTGGTTGATAGCGAGGTGCTTGATTCCATTGTCCTTCAAGTACTTAAGAAGGTCCGGGATGTGGAGATAAGCATCAGGGCCACCGTAAGGCAGTTTGATCATCGTTTGATCCTCATTCAAAAGCGGATGTGATGAGGCAGAGGCCTCTGATCCAGCGCCGCCTGCGAGGAGAGAGCGGTACATCTCGATAGGCAACACAGCAAAAACAGCCTCGCCATTATCGCCATGAATGAACTGTACAGAACTCATTGGGTGACTCCATTTTGCTTTGTCGTGGATGCAATATGGCTACGACGTAGATTTATTTCAAGCTTTTTTCTTGCAGGCAGGGCCTGCTCAACGTCTCAGGGAGACAGCAATGACCTTGAAATTCCAACTGGACAGCCTCGAAGGCGTCGAAGAATCCATCCAGGGCCTGTACGTCGAGAAGGACGGCAAGTTCGTCCTGGGCATCGAGGGGCTGCCGCAGCAAGAGGATGTCACCGGCCTGAAGGCCAAGGTGGAGGAGCTCTTGGGCGAGAAGAAGGCTGCCGAGAAAGCCCGCCGTGAGGCCGAAGAAAAGGCGCGTGCCGAGGCCGAAGAGGCTGCCCGCAAGTCGGGCAACGTCGAGGAGCTCGAGAAGTCCTGGTCCGAGAAGTACAACCGCCGCGAGGCTGAGTTGAGCTCGGCGCTGGAAAGCGAGCGGAACACCCTGCAAGGCCAGATCCGGGATCTGACCGTGGGCCGCACCGCTACCGAGATCGCGACTGCTCTGGCCGTGCCAGGCAGCGCCAAGGCATTGCTTCCCCACATCGAACGCCGGCTGAGCGTCGAGCAGCGCGACGGTAAACCCACCGTTGTCGTGCTGGACGCGGCCGGCAAGCTCTCGGCGGCAACGCTGGACGAGCTGAAAGCAGAATTCACCAACGATCCGGCCTTTGGCCCGCTGATTGTTGGCAGTAAAGCATCTGGCGGCGGGGCCGGGGGTGCAAAAGGTGGCGGCGGGGCCGCGCTGAAACGTTCCGAAATGTCCTCTACCCAGAAACGCGAGTTCATCGAAGCGCACGGGCAGAGCGCCTACCTCAAATTGCCCAAATAGGGAGTAACACATGGCTACCACCGTCAACTCGGACATGATCGTTTACAACGATCTTGCCCAAACCGCCTACCTGGAGCGCATCCAGGACGTGATCGATGTCTTCAACGCCTCGTCGAATGGCGCCATCGTGCTGAATAACGAGCTGATCGAAGGTGACCTGCGCAAGCGGGCCTTCTACAAGATCGGCGGCGCGATCGGTCACCGCGACGTGAACTCCAGCGCTACCGTGACCGGCTCCAAGATCGGTGCCGGCGAGATGGTCGGTGTGAAGGTTCCGTTCAAGTACGGCCCTTACGAGACTACCGAAGAGGCCTTCAAGCGTCGCGCTCGCTCGCCTGAAGAGTTCTCCGAGCTGGTTGGCCAGGACTATGCCGACGCAGTGCTGGAAGGCTACATCCAGTACGCGATGGCCGCCCTCAAGGCCTCGATCGGTGCGAACGCCAACATGGTCGCCACCGGCAGCTTCGCCACTGACGGCAAGAAGGTTCTGACCAAGGGCATGCGCAAATTTGGCGACCGATTCGGACGTATCGCGCTGTGGACCATGGATTCGGCCACCTACTTCGACATGGTGGATCAGGCGATCAGCGAGAAGATCTACGAAGAAGCGGGCGTGGTTATCTACGGCGGCCAGCCGGGCACCATGGGCAAGCCGGTACTGGTTACCGACACCCATCCCGCCGAAACCATCTTCGGTCTGCAGTCCGGCGCGATTCGCGTCACCGAATCCCAGGCCCCGGGCTTCCGCTCGTACCCGATCAACACCCAGGAAAACTTGGCGATGGGTTTCCGCGCCGAGGGCACCTTCAACCTGGATCTGCTGGGTTACAGCTGGGCCGACGCAACCGGCGGCATCAACCCGAACCTGGCCGCTGTGGGCGCTGGTGCCAACTGGGCCAAGTACGCAACCAGCGATAAGGCCACTGCTGGCGTGCTGATCGACCTGGGCACTCCGTAATCACGCATCGGGCGACTCGTAATGGGTCGCCTTGGAGATCATCATGGAACTGATCTACACCGCGCAGGCCTCCGGGTTCGAGCCGGGTAAGCGCTATCGCAATCCTCAGCACTTCGACCGCCCCGAGCCTGGCGTGAAGGCGGTCGTGATCGTAGGTGACTGGCCAAAGGTGGCCGACGCCTACGAAGATGCTGGTGCTGAAGTGACTTTTGTTGAGGCGCCGAAGCGTGTGGCCCTCGTTGAAGGCCCGGATCAAGCTGAGCTTGATCGCCTAACTGCAGAGCTGGCCTCTGTCGGGGTGATCGTCGAATCCTTCGCTGCTCAGAGCCTGGAGCGCCCAGAGGGCGAACTGGGCGAAACAGCAGGCCGCCTGTTCCAGGTGCTGGAGGCCGTTAATGCCGGCGTCGCCAGCCTGCAGCGTGAGCGCGACGGTGAAGTGCAGAAGGTTGCCGGCCTGGAGCAGGAGAAGGCAGAGCTGCTGAAGCACATCGAATCTCTCAAGGCGGCGAGCGCTGATCCCGAGGTCGAGGCGCTGAAGGTCAAGCTGGACCAGGCAGGCGTCACCTACCGCGCCAACGCCTCGAAAGAGTCGCTGCAAAAACTGGTCGACGAGCTCGACAAGAAGTAACACCGGGGCTGCCGCCCCATTCATTAAAGCGGAGGCCTGATGGCTATCTACATCACTGTGGCCGACGTGGATACCATCCTCGGGGCTGTCTGGGCGCCTGCTGAGTCGAAAGACGAGGCGGTATTCGAGGCGAACGCCTACCTGACCGCGCTCAACCTGGTCGGCATCGACATGGACGACATTCCCGACGATGTGACGCAGGCCGGCGCTCGGCTGGCCAAGTGCGCATCCCAGGGCAAGCTGTACCAACAGCAGACCGAGGGATCGCTTGAGGCCAAAACGGTCAAGGCTGGCTCGGTATCCACCAGCAAGACCTTCGGCTCGATCGACAAGACCAGCACGGCCGCACAGCCGGCCTGCGTGCAATTGGCCCTGTCCCTGCTCACGCCCTGGCGTAGCAATCCATTCGCCTTCGCAGTGAAACGGGGGTAGCCATGGGGTTGCGAGATGACATCCAGGTCGACCTGGCCGAGGCCTTCGACGATGACCTGGCTGATGCCGTGTCCGCATTCACTGGCACCTATATGGGGCCAGGCGTCCGGGATCCGGTCAGCGAGACCACCACGGCCCAGCCGGTGACCTATACCGGTCGCGGGGTGCTCGACTCATACGAAAGCCGGCGCATCGACAACATAAACATCAAGGTTGGCGATGTGCTGCTGATCTGCCTGGCCAATGAGGTCACGGACAAGCCTGCGGTGGGCCACCAGATCAAGGTCCTCGACCTGGTCACCGGCGAGCCGGCCGCATACCGCATTGTCACCGTGACCTGTGATCCGGCATCTGCGCACTACGAAGTCCAGCTGAGGAAGTGACCATGGCCAGGGGAAGAGGTTGGAGCACGCCGCCAAGCGCATTTGCCGGGGTGGTGGAAAATGCACTGACACAACGGTCCAGAGCGATTGCTATGGCAATGCTTGGCGAGATTGTCTACAAATCGCCAGTCGGCAACCCGAAGCTCTGGAAGAAACCGCCGCCGCCAGGCTATACGGGCGGAAGGTTCAGGGGCAGTCATATCGTAAGCATCGGCGCCCCGGTCTACACGCAGACAACCAAGATCGATAAAAACGGTGCGGAAACGGTGGCTGCAGGCGAAAGAATGCTCTCAGGCCTTGAGCCGTTT